ATACCCACTAGTCAAAGACTTTAGTTCAGAACATTTTGATATATCTGTTGATAAAAAAGGACTAAATAAACTATACAAACTATTAATAGAACAAGCTGACAAAGGAGCATGTCTACACAAAGGATCTTTAAAACGTCCGTTGGACAACGAACCACGAGCCTTTATGTCAGAACGTGCAAATACTACGCAGCTGTTAGTGCTAGATGTAGACGGATTACGTACATCTAACCCAGGGGACTTACAAGCGCTGGCCGATAAGATTGTTTTACAACTCCCAGAAGTATTTCATAACGTAGGATATATCGCTCAGGCCAGTGCGTCTTTAGGTTTTAAGAAAGATACAGTGTCATTACATCTGTTTTTCCTATTAGATATGCCAGTACATCCAAAAACATTAAAAGATTTTATTCGTATGATTAACTATAAAACTGAGTTCTTAGCAGAACAAATTAAGTTATCAGCTAATGGTCAAAGTTTGTCGTACATACTTGACCCATCTGTCGCTGACAATAGTAAGTTAATATACATAGCAACACCTAAATTTACTGGCGTTGCAGACCCCTACCCCGAAAACAGATTCATCAAGATTGACCGTGGTTCGCCTGTTCTTGAGATCTCCTCATCTTTAATCGGTGTGAATCCTGAAAAGGTACATACCCTTGGTTTGCAGATTAAAGATAATTTACGAAAGAAAAACAACCTTCCTAAAAGAGTTGGAAAAGTGAGCACGGTCAATGTTGCTGGAGAAGCACATGAAATTTTACAGAACCCAGACAAGATGACCATCCAGATCACACGTGTGTCCGAACCTTTTGTTAACTGTAATGTAAATAATGGCGACAGTGGAGGTTATTACTTTACATTAACTAACCCACACTACATGTATAACTTTAAAGGTGAACCTGTATGGGAAATAGAAAAAGCAGACCCAGATTTCTATCGTAGTATCTTTGAAATATTTGCAGACAAAATAGATAACGAAACTAAAAAGAAACCAATTGTATTGCGTGATTTCTTTACAGATACATACTACAACGGAGTGTATGATGAAACAAAACAACAGTTTGACGACGACTACCCCCTCACACCAACGGGCAAAAATTCTATTAATGACTTTCTTAAAAGTCATGGCCGTCCTACCATGGACTTTGTTCCTGATGCTCGTGTCGTATTTGATCCAAGCAGTGACAAAGGTATTGACCTAGAAACTATTCCTTATTCAGTAAATTTGTTTAGGCGCACACCTTATATGATGCGTAGCGAAGAAAACGTAAAAAAACTTACGTACGGTGAAGCCATACAGATCCAAAAAATTGCACCAAATTTTTATAAGCTAATCATGCATGCCCTAGGCAATGGTAAACCTGAGTTTGAACATTTTATGAATTGGCTAGCATATATTTACCAATATCGTAAAAAAACTATGACTGCATGGATCTTTACGGGCATACCAGGCACTGGTAAAGGTTTGTTTGTACACAAAATACTTAAACCTTTATTCGGTGAACAACAAACACCAATGCGAGCTTTAGAAAATATAGAAGAACAATTTAACTTATACATGAGAACAGCTATGTTCTTAGTAGTAGATGAATTTCGTATGGCTGACTCAGGATCTGTAGGTAAAATGGCCGACAAACTAAAACATCAGATTACAGAACCTAATCTTACAATTAGAGCAATGCGTACAAACCAAATAGAGCTGCCGTCTTTCACGAACTTTATCTTTCTTACTAACAGAGCAGATGCAGTTAAGATAGAAGACAGCGACAGAAGATACAATGTAGCACCACGACAGGAACAAAAAATAGAACAAGCGTTTCCAGAATTATTAAAGAATTTAGATGCACTACAACCTGAGCTATATATTATTGCAGGCGTATTAAACAAATTTAAAGTTGACGTACGTATGGCCCACACAGCTCTAGAGAATGACGCGAAGAAAGAAATGAAAGAAGTATCTATGTCTGTTCTTGAAGAATTTGCAAATGCAATTCGTACACGAAACCTGGAATACTTTACTGACATATTAGATATACCACTTACAAACACTTTTGATGCAGGTGGCGTAAGTACGGCACAAAGATATGTAAAAGAATGGATAGCTAGTTTTGGTACCGAAACAATAATACCGTTAGCTCACTTTAAAATTGTGTATGACACTCTTACCGACAGTCGTAACACTATGTCACAAAGAGACTTTTCTAAAGCTATGTCACGGTTAAATATTAAGACAGCACGTAAACGTATTAGTAAAGATCGTACAGCTGGCATTCCACGCGGGGTTGTATTGATTTGGAAATTAGACAATAATGTAAAAGAACAATTAATTAAAGAACATTTTGACGACAGGGATTTGAACTTATTAGAGAATGGAAAATCTAACATCACCCAAACGTCCAGACCTAATCTCAACGGTTGAGGTCACGGAGGATTTACAACTAGGTCTAGTACCTGCATGGTCGTACTCGGCCTTAAAAACCTTTGAATCCTGCGCCTACAGAACCTACATTTCTAAAGTAAAACGTGTAAAAGAAGACTATGGTCCTGCTGCAGCACGTGGCACGCGCATCCATGATGAGGCAGAACAATACGTACGACATCAAACTGCAGATCTACCTGATGCACTAAAAAAATTTCAACAGCAATTCAAAGAACTACGTGAGTTGTTTGCAGAAGCTAAAGTAGAAACAGAAGGCGAATGGGGATTTACCCTTAACTGGGAACCTACAGGTTGGATAGCACCTGACACTTGGGCTCGCGTTAAACTTGATGCTCTTGTACACGAATCAGAAACATCAGCAAGAGTTATAGATTATAAAACAGGTAAACAATTAGGCAACGAAATCGCGCACAGCCAACAAGCGCTGATCTACGCCATAGGCACGTTCTTTATGTACCCTGACTTAGAAATACTTAACACAGAAATGTGGTATTTAGATCATGGTACAACTATGGAGCAAACATACACTAGAGATGAAGCTATGGTATTTATGCCTAAGCTACATGAGCGAGCAGTAACTATGACTACTGCTACTAAATTTCCACCTAACCCCAGTAATTACAACTGTAGGTGGTGTTCCTTTGGCAAAGGTCCAGAACCCCATTGTGAATGGGGCATTAATTAGTTATAATTAAATTACATAAGCGTTCACCCAACTAACACCGAACGCAATGGAGAAGTATAGATGTTAAATAATATTCCTGCGCCTTATGCGCACCAACAATCCACAACAGATTTCATAATAAACACCAAGCAGTGTTTGATTACGTCTGATCCAGGTACTGGCAAAACACGTGCAGTCTTAGACGCTCATGCTATACTCGGGGGTAAGACGTTAGTCTTGGCGCCACTTTCAATACTGGAAGCAGCGTGGGGGGAGGATATAAATAAGTTCCAACCCAATATTAAATATGGAGTAGCTTATGCAAAAAATCGCACAAAAATATTTGAAGATGGTACATACGACATGGTCATCACTAATTTTGAAGCTGTCAACTTCTTACAAAAAAATCCACAGTATTGTAAGCAGTTCGATACAATCGTTATTGACGAATTTACCGCTTTTAAAAATAGAGAAGCCAAACGTAGTAAAAATCTCAACAAAATTATCTCATATTTTACTAATAGGATTGCCATGTCTGGTACTCCTAATAGTAATACTATTCTAGATATCTGGCACCCCGTTTATCTTATAGATGGCGGGGAACGTCTGGGCTCTAGATTCTATGCATTCAGACACCAAGCTTGTACACCCAAGTTCAATGGCTTTGCCAATGAGTGGATTGATAAGCCTGGCATAGAAGAAGCAGTAGCAAATAAACTTTCTAACATATCGATACGCTACGCTTTGTCTGACTGCATGGATCTTCCAGACAAAATTGTACGTACAGTTAATACAAAGCTAACGCCTAACGTACAAAAACAATACAAATTACTAGCAGACGAGTCAGTCTTGTATACAAAATCAGGTACAGTCAACGCAGTTCATGCAGCAGCTCGTGTCAAAAAACTATTACAACTTGTGACGGGCGCTGTGTACGACGAAGATGGTGTAGTGCAGTTTGTACACCAAGAACGTTACGACATAGTTATGACACTTGTAGCACAACGTGCGCATAGCCTGGTTGCATTCAACTGGAAGCACGAACGTGACGCGCTGGTAGAAATAGCACAGAAAGAAGGTATTAGTTACGAAGTTATTGATGGTTCAGTAAAAGCTGAGAAACGTAGTGATATTGTAGCAAGATACCAAGCAGGCCATATCAAGGTCTTGTTCTGTCACCCGCAATCAGCGGGCCATGGTCTTACATTGACTAAGGCTAATACGGTTATATGGTGTTCACCTACATACAATGCTGAGCACTACCAACAATTTAACCAGCGTATATATAGAGCAGGTCAAACACAAAAGACCGAAACAATACTTATCCAAGCTAGAAATACTTGGGAACCTGAGGTGTACAAAAAACTTAACACTAAGTTAGGTCGTATGGAAAACCTATTACATATCTTAAAGGAGGTATCATGAAAAAACTAAACGATTTATTAGCAGAAACAGCTAAGGTTCGTAATCAAATCAAAGTTGTGCAGTCAGAAGAAAAGCTTTTGAAATCACAACAACGCGAACTAGAAAGTCAAATATCTATTAGGATGCAAGAGCAAGGTCTCGACAAGATCTCTAATGATATTTGTACAATTTCACTTAAAAATGAGATTGTGCCAACTGTAGAAGATTGGGACTCTTTGCACGAACACATAACTGATACTAAACAGTTTGAGTTATTGCAAAAACGTGTGTCTGCAACCGCCTACAGAGAACTTATAGCAGCTGGTATGGATGTACCTGGTGTTAAAAGTACGGAGTTGACCCGAATTAATTTTAGGTCAGCATAATATTAATATTAGATTAAAAAGGAGAACGTTCTATGTCTAATGATATAAGTATAGTAACGAGCACAATGCCTGCTCATTTAAAGAAAGGCACGAACCTGGGTAATGAAAACATTAGCTCAGAACATTTGTCTACTCCACGTTTAAAACAGCTGCAACAGTTGTCAAACGAAGTAGATGAAAACCACAGTGAGTATATTGAGGGCGCTAAAGTAGGTGACTTCATTAATACTGTAACCAAAGAAGACTACGGTAAAGAACTTTATCTAGTAAACGTACACTTCAAAGAAGAGTTTGTTGTGTGGAAACAATTAGAAAAAGGTGGCGGACTTATAGGTACATTTCCTACACAAGCAGAAGCTTTACAAAAGTTAGAAGATGAAAATCTTAAAGTAGAGGACTATGACATTAACAGAACCCAGACTCACACTTTATTAAAAGTAGATGAGAAAACGGGTGATGTATCTGACATACCTTTCTTGTTTGATTGTTCAATATCTAAATTAAAAGTATCTAGAGAATGGAATACTCAGATAGCTAAGCTAGGTGGAGATAGATTTTCTTCATTGTGGAAGATGTCTTCCGTGCAAACAGCTAATAAATCTGGACAACGTTTCATGAACATAGCTGTATCTAATGTAGGTTGGCTTAAAGAAGACACTTACAATGTTGCTAAAGGTTTTTACGATAAAACATTTGCAAATAAATCCTAGGTAAGTACGTGCAATCCGCGTGCGACATTATAGGTCGCATGCACGATTGTGCTATACTCAGGATGTGCGTGAAAAGGAGTTCATAAATAAAGTCCACAGGAAACTACCTAAGGAAATCTATAAGTGGAAGATCAACGATCCTTACCACGGAGGTGTATCGGACACTTACTACTCAGGTCCTAACAATCATTGTTGGATTGAATATAAGTACAAAGAAGACTTGCCTGCAAAGCTTAACTCAAAAATAAAAATTAACTTATCTGAACAACAACGCATTTGGCTTACTCGCCAGAAAGAACATGGTGTATTTACGTACGTAGTATTTGCATCTGGGTACAGTGTGTACGTTACCGAAGATTTTACACTTACACACATCACACTAAAACAATTTCAAAAAGAAGCAATACCGTTTAAAATATTTATAGAAGTATTAACTAATTTTTGTTTAGGAGAAACAAATGACTGATTATGTAAACTCACCTCCGCATTACAACACAGGAAACGTAGAATGTATTGTGGCAATAGAAGAAAGTATGACGCCTGACGCTTTCAAAGGTTACTTAAAAGGTAACATTCAAAAGTACATGTGGCGCTATGAAGCTAAAAAAGGCCTACAAGATGTCTTAAAAGCACAATGGTACTTAAATAGACTCATAAAAACCCTCGAAAAAGAAGAATCTTTATCTGACGCACAGGAAAGCCCCCCAGATAAATATTGATTTAGTTGGACCTAAGGCCTTAGTTACCTTAACAAAATGCGTTACAGAGCATCCTGTGAGGTCATTTTCTTGCAAAAGACCTATTTTTTGACCTAGGCTTTACAACTACATTACTTGGAGAATTATTTGATGGATTTCCATCTCTATGATGTATATCCA